AGCAGCAAATAAAGGTGGTGTATATCAAAAATTACTGACAGGTTCATTATTAAAATCTGAAAAAGGAATGAGAAAATTTTATGATGGACTTTCTGGAGTGATGGAAGAAATAGGTCTTACTACGAGGGAACAATTTGAAAATTTAAGTGATCAAGAAAAATTAATGATTAACTTAAGATCAAAAGCTCGTTTTGGTCATGAAGCTGGTGAAGTGTTTTCGGTTAAGGAAGCAATGGGCGAATCTACAAAAACATTTGAAATGAAAATGGCTGATATTGAGGAAAAACAAAAAGACAACAAAATCGTAAAATTAACAGCTAATGATAGGGCTAAACTAGATGAAGATAAAAGAGCATTGACAGCTTCAAAAGCAATGGATATCATGGGGACTATATCTGAATCCATGAAAGGAGCAAAAACATTTGATGAAGGTCTTGGTAATATAAGCAAAAAGGTAAAATCGGAAGATTTGGAAAGCTCTTTAAAGATTTTGAGACCCATGCATGAATTTGAAAAAAATGCAGACGGGACTTTCACTAAAGAAGGATCTAAACAAACAATAGTAACAGCACTCCGCATTGCTATGGAAGAAACCAACAAATCATTAGAACAATTAGGCAAAGCATCAGAGAAAATCGTGATAGACCCGGCAGAAATAGATGCATTGATGACAGTTGGCAATAAAGAACATTTAAACGAATTAATGATAGCTATACAGAACGGTCAACAGAAAGTGACTGAGGGGCAACAAGCAGCATTAGATCCGACAACAAAAGTAATGAATGACATGCACCATGAATTAGCCGACTTAAACAAAAAAGCACAAGAACTATTGGACTTTACTAAAAAAGACAAGAAAGCTGAGGGCATTTTAGAAACTCTAAAAACCGCTCAAACTGGATTGAAAACTGCTCAAATGAAAGGTCTGGAATTAGGAATTGAAGGTATTACAGCTAGCTCTAGTTGGATGGATTGGATAACTGGTTTGGCTGGTTTTGGTGCTCCTGCTACTGCTACTCCTGCTTCTAGACCGCCGGGAACTGCAACAGGTACAAACAAAATAACAAAAGAAGGTTTATCATATGTTCATGAAGGCGAAATGATAATTCCTAAAGAATTTAGTAAAATATCGGACAATACAGGACCATACACTCCTCTTTTAGGTAAAATAAATTCAGAAAGTACTGATTCAAATATAATGAAAACATTAACAAATAGAAATTTGCAATTACCTGAAAAGAATGAAATGTTTTTTAGCAAAAACATGAATACTCCGAATGACAATGCATCAAAAGCGCCTGAAACTCTTTTGAATAAAACCGATTCTTTTGCATCGTCAGTTATTGGTGGATTGAATGATTTTGCAAGTACAATCGGCAGTAAAATTTCAGGTGTATTTGATTATTTTCAAGGGAATAAACCAAACGAAGAAAAAATTCTTGGAAGGACTGGACATACATCTAGTGAATTGTTAGATGTCCAAAAAGAAATGCTAAAGCTTGATTTGGCAATGAAGGATGCTGACAAAAGGAGCAGGATGTTTGCTGAAAAATTTGGGTCAGCGCCCGATGAAATGTCAAAAATTATTGCACAATTAAATCAAACTGCATCAGTTCCTGAGTATACTGATAACAAATTGATTTCCAATAATTCTAGAATGCAAGCTCAAATAGCTGCAACAGTAGATCGTAAACAAGAAATGAACCTTATAGAAGAAAAGAATTCTTCTGAAATTTTAAATGTTTTGATGAGAATTGATGAAAACACAAAATCATCTGGTTCATCTGGTCCTTCAAAAATGAATGGTGGAGGTGAGCCATATGTTAATCTAGTATATACCACTCGGACAAGAGTAGATCCCAAACTAGGAAATATGATGGGTGGAAATTATACTAGCAATGATTCTATCAAAGCTACAAAATAATAAATAAAATAATTCAACTAAACATAAATATATAAAAATTACTGAGTTACAATATGGGAATTAGCGCAACATCAATTACTGGTCAACTTAATCCAATCCCAGATTGTTTTATCAGGGTGCAAAACCAATATATTTTCATGTATTCATTGCCAACCATTAGTGATGGCAAAGATGCTTCATATGCTACTGAAGATGGTATGGGCAGAACGATGCCATACAAGACTTTTAATTCTGGTGGTACAAGATCAATATCGTGGAGATGTCAATTAATTTCTTATGATGCAGATAGTATTTCGAGAAATATAAAAACTCTTAGGCTTTTGGAAGCATGTGTTTACCCAAGAAAAGATCCATCGAATATAATTCCTTATATTCCACCAGTTGTTCTAAGTATAAGATGTGGTGATTTACTTGCAAGTAGTGGTATTGAAGTAAATGTAGTGTTAACAAGATATAACACATCATTTCCTACTGAGCAAGTGTGGTATACTGATTATGCTTTTGCAAAATATTTTCCAACAAAGCTTGAAGTAGATTTAAGTTTTGAAGTTGTTTATGATGCTAGATATCTTCCGGGTGCAGACAGAATATTCTCATTAGGAGCTTAGTATGGCTTACAAGATAGAAAGATCGAAGACAGCAAATCCTTCTAGATATGTTAATGCTTTGTCTAGATACAAAGAATCTAAAATTTACGTTTATGGAGACGATAAAAAGCTTACATTTGAAGTTTATAAAAGAAGAAGTTTTCCTTTGTCTACTTATGATAAGTATGCAGTTATTCCAGAGGGATTTGCATATAGACCTGATTTAGTATCAATGCAGGTTTATGGCTATCCTGATTCGTGGTGGTTAATTATGGAAGTCAATGGTATATATGATATAAAAGATTTTGTTGCGGGTAAAACCATTCGTCTACCAGTAAATACATTCTGAAATGCCAATAGATTTAAAATATAGAGTTCCTCCCACTTTTGTAGTCGATGGTGTAAATTATGCCACTTGTGGTAATTTAAGAAGACCTTTGCCTTTTACAGGACCAAATGGTATTCCTGAATTGCTTCCATTGCAAATGTATTCACCTTTTATTGAAGCTAGATTTTATAGAGTTTTGCGTTTTGATGAGCAACAGCTGCAAAGAGCAAGACAATTTCAGCAACAATTATATTATGTTTCGACGGGTAATTTTCTAGGAAGCAATGAATCTAGGAATGCATTTATAAAAAGTTTCTCTTTTTCCATAGAAAATGGATATGGTGGAACTTTAGAGATTATAGATACTTCAGGAAATGATTTTGTTGGATTTTACAACACGGTTTACAAGAACAGATGTTTAGACGACAAGTTTACTGTTAACAATAATGCTATTACACCAGCGGAAACATTTATTGTTTCTCTTAATGTTGGTTATGTGTTTGTTAATTCAGATGGTCAAAGAATTCTTTATCAGACATTTGTTAATGCTCCTTCCAAGGAAATTGCGGGAATACCATTTGGTCCATATATAAACTTTTATTTAACTCAAATAGATGTTTCTGTTAATAGCGGTAAATGGAAATATAGTTTAATTTTAAAGTCAGCAGATGCTGCTGCTGTTGATAAAACTGTTGACAAGAGAATTGGAGGACCGGGTCAGTTAGTTCCATTCATGAGAGCTGCTGAGATAATGTTGGATGGTAATTGTCCTCCAAAATTATCATTTGGTGAACCGGCAAAAGATCGTGTTTTGCAGGTTAGTCCACCCAAAGGTGCGAATGGCATGTGGCAAATGACAGGAGAAAAAGGTGCAGGGAAAGCAGCTAATGCATCAAAGAAGGGGAGTTATGCTGGATATAACTTAAATCCATTGGATGCTATAAGAAAAAACATGGACACTTATATTACTAGGGATGGAAAAGGTGCATACATGTTTTACCCAAGTGGAGCAAACAGTAGTGCGCTTTATTTGGTAGAAGCTGAGAGTAGTTTTTGTGCTCAAAGAAGAGGTTCTATACAAGACTGTGGTGCTGGCGCATTTTTAGGAACATATGTTGTTAATGGTGGTGATTTTAGTTCTGTGATAAGTTTTGATCCTAAAATAAGTTTAGTGGGTATTCCCAATAAAGTTACAGGTGGGCAAGCAGGTGGTGGTGCAAATGTTAAAGCTGTTGAAGTAAGGGACATCTGTGGCGCTTTTGGTGGAAATGAAAACAATGAAAAGACTAATGCTGCAAAAACGGAAGGTCAAACAGTAGTAGTTGCTGGAGCTGCTGCCAATGACGCTTGGAATAAAGAAGCTCCTAGAAATATTCCTAGATTACAAGCTCAAGCTGGTGTTGCTGCGATGGCTGCTGAAAACACTAGTAAACCAGCTACAGCAGGTGCTATATCAGCCACTTTGACAATACAAGGAGAGCCTAGATTTTTATGGAGCTTAAACATCAAAGGCGCAGCGATTAAAATAATTTTCATCAATCCATTTGCTCCATATTCACCTAATTTTGGATTAGATACTGATTGGTTAGCTAATCCTAAAATTAATTCAATGATATCAGATGGATATTATATGGTTAATGGATGTGATCATACTATATCAGATGGAAAGTGGACAACTACTTTGAAGTTAACACAATCACCGACTAACGAGATAAAAGGATAAAATGTCTGATAATATGAAAGAAATAGATAAAAGGTTAAAAGACCTTGAAAACATGGTTGCTGAAATTAACACAGCAACTAAAGACATGCGTGATCCAAGATATAAGCAACCAGTGAGTAAGTTTGGTATTTATTCAGCAATTTGTATTAGTACGATGGATATTTGGAAGCAAAATAGAATTCAATGGTTTTCTCCAATTTTTGATGATCCTTCCACAGAGGTATCTAAATTACCTTGGGCGCTTCCAATATCTTCTTTTGGTGGTTTTGATGATAGTGGTTCTAATTGGATTCCTCCAGCTGGATCAACAGTAATTATTGCATTTGAAGGTGGAAACAATGGTGCTTCTTATTATTTAGGGACTACATGGTGTCGTGAACGTGGACCGGGATCGTTAAGTTACTTCAATACTCCTATTGAAGAATTCAATCAATTATATGCCAATAAGAGAGATGGTTATTTGTGTGGACCAAATGATGGATCACAAGTTTTTCCTCCTTGGAACACTGAATCCTACAATGGTTATGATGTTGATTCTATAGAACAGTTGAGTTTGGACCCTAATATCCTTAAGAGGATGACATATCCTAATATTTATGGTTTTAAAACTCCCGAAAAGCACATGATGAAGATGGTGGATGGAGATGCGAAGTGTAATCGCAAGTGGAAGCGCATTGAAATTATGAGTGGCAATGGAAATTGGATGATATTTAAAGATGATCACATGCATTATGCTGGTCAATGGGCACATCCAAAATGTTCTGATTCTAAAAAAGATGGTGATACGAGTTGTATAGTTGGTTTGCCAAATCCTCCCGCATTTTCTTTGAACAGTGCCACTAATTCTGGAAATTCTATTAATTTATCTGGTACTACTCCTGCAACAAATGAAGAACCAGCAAAACAAAGTGAAAACACTGGTTGTAGTGAGGCTGATAGAGCATCAGTTATTGGTGGTCAACCAGAGACTCAGGAAAGAAAAGACAGTCAGATTGGTAGAAATCCTTTTTTCAAACAAGAAAGTGAATGTAGACCGTATAAGGGTCCACAAACTCCTCAAAATAACAAATGTGATTTACCTCAGACGGGAGTACAGATACTTTCTATTTCTGGACACACAATTGTTATGGATGATTCTGTTAATCAACCTAGAGGCAATATGGAGTGGGACAGAAGTACTCAACCGTTTGATTTTGGGTGTGATAATAAGTTTGCTGGTAGGACATATTGGAAGTCTGCTACTGGTCATACGATTGAGTTGAATGATTTGGAAAGAATTGGAGATGGTCTTGATCAAGTTCGTTCTGAAAGTAATGGTATAAAATTAAAGAGTGCTTTAGGAAATCAAATATTTTTGTGTGATGCGGTAGATGGTGCTAATTGTGATGGTAATGCTGCTGCTATGCAGGGTGTGAGGATAAGTTCTACGAGTCAACATCAAATAATATTATCTGATGAAGGCAATAAAAGAACTTATGCATGTCGTACAGAAGGTGCAGTGCCTCAGAACAACGCTAATTCTGCTTATATGCAATTAAAAAGTGGATATGGGTTACAGATAACTTTAAACGATAGTCCGAGTCAGAGGGAAACTCAGGGGCAGTCAATTGATATTGTTGCGCCTCAGAAGACTATTGAGAATGGTTCAAGACCGCACATAATACAATTGCAAGAAGGGTATCCTGATGTAGATGAATCTGGATACATTCAAATAAGATCTGGTGGTAATTTATTTTTATATGCAACAGAAAATGCTCTTGAGCTTATTGAAGGGCATAAAATTGTTTATACAGCAACAGACAGACTTGATTATACTGAGAATAATTTCTTTCATATAGGAAGAGGCAATCATGTAATTAAAGTTGATGAAAAAATATTTCTTTTAGCTGGTAGAGATTTCCCAAAACCGGTAGAAAATGATACTAGGCAACAGCCTCCAGAAAACCTATTGCAGCCAGAATTAAATCTGGCAACAACTGATGCTACAAAAGATTTGAAGGAATGTATTCCCGGTTTATTTCCAGTTTTGGTATTAGTTGGTAATTGCGTAAGGGCAAGTGATAGGGTTTACGCTTCTTGTAGCAATGTAGCCACAGGAATTGGTCTTGGCAACCTAGCTGTAGCGGATAACTGTCCTATTGGTGAATCTGCTTGTGAAAATGGTTTTACAAATAAGGGATAAAAGATGGCAGAGTTAAAAGGTTTTCCATTTCCAGTTGAAAGAAATCCATTAGGATTTTTCTATACACAGCTTGGATCTAAAAACATCAAAGGTGATTTGATTCAATTGATTTTGACAAATCCCGGTGACAGAGTTATGTTGTCTCAATTTGGGACACCTTTGCGTAAATTTTTCTATGAACAAAACACAGAATCAACAAGATTATTAATATCTCAAGCCATAACAAATGCTATTTCTGCATGGGAGCCAAGAATAACTGTTCAGTCAATTACTGTTACAAATTTATCAGAAACAGATGTTAACGGAACAACTTCTTCAAATCAGAATGGAGTCTTAGTGCGAATTAACTATATAAATCCAGAGCAAATTAATATTGTTGAAAATTTAGTTTTAGCAATACCGTTTGAAGGGGGCTGATTTGGAAAAATGTCCATTTGATTTGAAACCATACAAAGTTGGTGCAAACACTACTAGACCTCAAATCTTTTCACTCAATTATACGAATCAAGACTTTTGGTCTATGAAGTCTCGTTTAGTAGCATATATCAAAGAAAAATTTGGAACAGAATTTAATGATTTTGTTGAATCAAGTCTTGGTATGATGCTTATAGAAAACTGGTCTTTTATTGCAGACACTCTTAGCTTTAAAACGGACCAGATAGCAAATGAAGTCTTCATTGATACGGTTACTGAGCTAGAAAACGCTCTTAGATTAGCTCGTCTTGTTGGATTTGAGGCAAGACCTCCCATTGCTGGTAAAAGTTTATGGTCAGCAAGAGTTCAAACAAGTTACAATATAGATTTGGAAATACCAACTCCATTTCCAATTGACATTCTTAATAATAATGTTACAACAACCATAGAACTGTTTCCATCTGATTCGTTGAACAGACCTATTTATGATGAAAATATTTACTTAACTTCTGGAACATTAGTTAATAGTAACATTATTGGGTTGGAAGGTAGGACATACAATGATACTTTTGGTGCTTTGGGAGGCACTGATCAAGCATATTTGTTAACTTATAATCCTGTTTTGTTAGATTCTATTCGTGTAAGTGTTGATGGTGTGAAATGGGATCAAGTAAAATACTTTACTGAATCTGCTCCAAGAAGAGAATACAGAATAGAATACAACTCTGATTATTCTGTTTATATTGTGTTTGGAAATAACAGAGCTGGATATATTCCGCCGACTGGATCAACTATTCAAGTTGTGTATAGAGTTGGTGGTGGTCCTTCAGGTAATATTGTTAGTAATTTTGTTAACACACAATATTTGGCTTCTATACCCGGAGAAATTTATAGTGCTGTTATTAATTTAACAAACTACACAAAAGGTGAATACGGATATTCTGGTGACACGATTGATGACATTAGATATAAGTTGCCAATTTACAATCAAACACAAAACAGATGTGTATCTGGAGGCGATTACAAGACTTATGCAAATTTGTTTACAACTCCTTACAATGGAATAATGGGTAAAGCAAATGCTGTATTGAGGCATTCTGGTTGTAGTGCTAATATTGTAGAACTTTTCATATTAGCTAAAGTTAATAATATCGATTTACAAAAATCATCGAGTCAATTCAAGTATGAATTTGAAGAATACATGAGTGAAAACAAGATGATGACAGATTATCTCAGTGTTTTGGATGGTGAAGTAATATCATCAGACATATCTGTCAATGTTGTGATGGATAAATATTACAAAAAATTTGAAGATGAAATTAAAACAAACATGTTATTACGAATTGAAAATTTCTTTTCGTTAAACAATTGGGATTATGAACAGAATTTAAGAGACGTAGACATTATAAAAGCTCTTTCTGACATGCAGCAACCTAGTAGGTATGATATTTATTTTACAACAAATGATCCAAATAATAGTGGAAAGGTTGTAAGAGCAAGATATTTTGAGATTATCAGACCTGACATTATAACGGTAAGTTTTACATATGAATAAGTTATACAACAACAATCCAAAAGTTAACGATAGAGTCGAATTTATACTTTTGACTCCTGATGCTAATAAGTGTTATTTTGAAAATCCTTGTTACATAGAAAATATAACAATATATTTTATTGAAAGAAATTATGCTTCTGCAAATATTCAAGAGTATGATAATCAAACATCACAAGCAAATTTAGAAGAAAGATATTTAGTATTAAAAAACATTGCTTGTAATGATCCAACAGATTTAAATCTAAAACTAGCTAATGATGCATTGAGTGCTTGGCAATCAAGTATTGTGACAAGTACTTTTTATTATCAAAATTCTTTAATTGTTTTTCAGGCAGGAAGTGCAACAGAGCCTTTATGGATAAGAGGTCAACCAAATACAGATTCGATTGTTGAAAGTCTTCCTAATGCAGAATTTTCATATGGTAGATTTAGATTTTACTGGAACGCTTCTGGTGTTCGTGAAGGTGATTATTTTATTTGTTATAAATGGAAGCCAAATTGTTATGGCGACACTTTAAGTGCGCACTTACCATTTTATTTAATTAGTGACATTGCCGCTTACACAAGTAATCCAACTCATAGAACACCTCCAGAAAAATATTATGACTTACTAACTCGTTATTTGCCAGAAATGTACAAATCAACATATTCTGATGCTGACAGAACTCCTGAAATTTTAGACAAATTAAATCAAGCTCTTAATCTTGGATTCAAGAATATAGAAGATTTAGCAAATCAAATTATTGATTTGTCTGATGCTAATGTTTTACAAGAGCCGTTATTGGTTTATCTTGCCAATTTTTTTAATTTAAAACTTAGAAGTGGTGATCCCACAAGATGGCGAAAACAAATTAAGAAAGCAATTCCTTTAAATAAATCTAAAGGAACATTAAGAGCATTAAGAGAAGCTCTTAATGATGCAGGAATCAACTTAGATAAATTTTCCCAGTTTTGGCAAATTGGTACTGATTATACATTTACAGAAAGTTTTATTTATTTAGGCGAAAATATATTTAAACTTGAAAAAGTTAGTTTGCCAATTAATAGCACAGATTTCTCTTTAGAAATTGCATCATCGTACATTGATGGCGATAAAATTTTAATTAATGAATATGTTTCAGCAAATTTAAATAATATTGAAATTTATACAGCTAGTGGAAATTCCTATATGAAATACATAGGTAATCCACTAGCCGTTAACTCAAAGTTAAAAATCAATTATCAAATAAAAGAATTTGACAATAATCAAGAAGTCCAAATACATGGTTATGTTATATCCCTTCCATTAGCAGATACAAGAGATGACAGATATTTTGAATATCCCAAAAAGGATTGGAATACTTATGTTATTGAAGAGTCTGACCCACTATTTGATCTAATTGTAAATGTTAAAAATCCTTTCTATGATCCAGTTATTTTCGGTAAAGTCAGAACTGAATTTCCATATTCTGAACAAGCCTATAACATGGATGAGTACAATGGTTCGTTAAGAGATAGCTTGCACCCAAAAGATATTGATAAAAATTTCGTAGAACCTTGTAGAAACACAATAAGTTCAAGATTTAGTGTAGAATTAACAATTCAGGACTTATCAAATATACGTTTGACTGAAGCGCAAGAAATTATGACAGATTATCTGCCATTTCATGCTATTTTACACACTCTTCAGTTTAATGGGTATTTACAAGATTATATGTTGCCAGCAAATGAAAGTTGGCAAATTTTGATCAAATACGATAGTACAGAATTCTTAATCGCCGGAGAAGTAACAAATTTGTTCAACAGAAGTATAAGTCCTTATAGTGATCTCTATTCTCCAGTTCTAAGAAACTCATTAGCAACAGCAAATGGTGTTGAAACTGGTACAACTTATGCTTACAACAAGAATATCGTACTATTTTGTCCTTTGCAAAGCCTAAGTGGTTTAGGCGTGAATAAAACGCCATCTGACACGTTTTTGCAGATACTTGCTCCACACGTCAATAATGGAGAATACACTGTACAAAACGCAAATGGTCACATTGTAGAGGTCATAGGTTCTATATCGGAGCCTCTTAACTCAACAGAATTTACATTTATATTATCGAATATAATTTTAGCTGACACTCAGTTCAATGTTTATCAAGATAATTTATTTTCAATATTTGATGAAAAAATAAATTATTTATATTATCCTATAAAAACTACTTATGATGTAGCAAATGGAAATGCTGTTGCTGCATGGAAGGTAGAAATTGTTTCTACTTCATTGATTTATAATATAGCAAACACTTATAACAACAAATTAATATTAACTAATGATGGGACTCTTGACAATACTCCGGTTAATGGTTTGCAGTACAAGATATTGGACGAAAACAACAATGTTATTGTAGATTCTTATACAGATGCTGATGGAAATGTTTATCCTTTGTCGGGAGTTTATTCTGTGGAAAGCAGAGGAATGGTTGTTGTGGATTCAGCAACTGGAGTAGAAAATATACAAAATTTCTTTACGAGCAATAATTATTTTTATTTTGATTCAACAGGTTTGCAGTATTACGTTGATGGTTATCCGTTAGTGCAAAATGAATTTTACATTAAAGGTTATACTGGTGGTGATCAGATAAACATAAGTGGTAAGGTTTTGCAAAGAGTGACATCTAATACTGGCAATTTAAATTATGAAAAAATGTTAATTGCCAAGCCACTTACTTTTCCTTCATTTACCAATCCGAATGATCCTGATGCTGTTCGTGATAGTACATTTAAAGAAAATTATTTAATAAGAATAGATTCAAATAATTTTTATTCAATAGATTCTGAAGTGAGTATTGACAGTACTGATTATCTTTATATTTCGGGTAAATTTGAAGATTGGGGTACTATTTCAAGTGGTGGGACTTCAGTGAGTTACGATTTAATACAATATGTTGAGCAAGAAGTGACAATTGAGGGACCGAACAATCTTTCTGGTAGTACTTTTCCGTTTATTGATAGATCGAACAATCAATTAATCACACACACTACGATTACTGCATCACCATTTGCGATGACTGGTTTTGTAGATGAATCTGACATTGGCAATGGACCCAAGTCTGTTTCTATCAACAAAGAAACCATTGGTTACACTATAATAACTAAAGATAACAAGAAAATCGAAGGGACGATATGAACGATTCAACAGCATGCTACGGTCATGTAACTGGAAAAATTATCAATAAAAACGGTACAGAAAGTATTATTGACTTTAAAAATGCCGTTCTTGTTGGTGGTAGAGCAGAATTGGTCAAAGTTCTTGCCAACAAAATTGGCAGTAGTTATGAACAATTTGTTTCAAGGATGATTTTTGGTGATGGTGGTACTGATGGTACAACAATCAGATATGTAGATGCAGATAGAACTGGTCTTTTTGGTATTACTAGGGCGACAAAACCAGTAATTGCCAGTATCGATTCGACAAATACAACTCAAGTTGTATTTACTTCTGTACTTGGATTCGCAGATGCTAATGGATATAACTTGTCTGAAATGGCATTGGTGCTTAATAACGACATACTTTACTCAATGGCAACATTTGCTCCTTTATCAAAAACATCTGATATTCAAATTGTTTGGAACTGGCGTGTAAATTTACTGTGACTTAGACTAAATATGTTACTATGCCAGACATTAGTATAATAAATGTACCAAGTTATCAACCGTTGCAGCCTTATTATTATCAAGTTGATAATCTGCCTATAGATGCTCTTGTACAAAGAGACGAAATAATCAATAGTGCCGTAGATGCCAATACAACAATATTAAATTCAGCAATTGGTTCAGCAGGAACTTTAGCTGCTAGGCTTGATCAGTCTTTAGAACCAAGTGGTAATTTAAAAACTTCAAAAGTTAATGAATCCTTACATAATGTTGGTTATCATACTGATGGTAATTATGATGGCATTGATTATGTAAGAATGACTTTATCTGAACGTGAAAAGCTAGCACTAATTGCAGATGAAGCTAAAAATGTAAGTATACAAGTCGATCAGATTAGTCAAACTATACTTTTTGATGCTGGTCCAATTGTTTTCAGAAATTCTTCAACAATTAGCTTCACTGTAGTTCCACCAAACATCATATTGGCTGAGGTTTCAGTAGGTTTACAAAATGCTCATAGACATTTTTATGGAGTTGAACCTCCTTCTGCCACTTTAACACCAGATTATATTAGCTATATTACAGGTCTTAATGTCCCTTATGAAGTTGGATCTTTAAGAGTTTATATCAATGGAACTAGGATTTACAGTGATGGATCTTTGATTTATGTCCCTACTCCAACGGCAACCAGTTCTTACAAACAAAATGGGTTTACAGAAAATGAAGCAAGAACTGGTTTCTCTTTAGATAACGCAATTACTTCAAGCGATATAATTAGAATAGACTTTGATCTACCTTTAGATTGAAAACACTATATTAATTTATGCTTAATAAAATTAAAGAAATAATTGATAAAGAAATTGTTGTTAATCGTCATAGCGATTTTCAAATTGAAAATTTTATTATTGGTAAAGAATTAACACCAAGTGCAAAAGCATGGCAATGTGTGCGTGAACTTAAAACAAGATACGAAAGTCTTGTCAATTTAGAGATGGAGCTGGAAAATATTTTAGATGACGTAGAAATTAAAAAAATAGAAATTGAAGAAGAAAAAGAAAAAAACACTCGAAAAACACCTTTTTTTGTCAGAAAGCTTGAAAGAAGTTTAAAAAACTTAGAAATAAATCAATTAAAATTATTAGAAAATAAAAAAAATTACCAAGCTGAATGTGAAAAATTACTTGAAGTTTTCAATAAAATATCATCAGAAACAGATATAAAAGAATGGAATGACACATCAGCTCAAATGGAATATTTTGAAAATAAATTTGGAAATGAATTAAATTTGGATTTTTTGCTTAGTAATCATGTAAATAAGGAGTTGATAAGATCAATACTGCAACTAGATAATTCTAGTAAATTGAAAATCAATTTGATTGAATCAATTAGTAAGAAGAAAGGTCTTTTAGGAAATGGTCAGCAAACTTAGTAGCTATGACTTAGGATATATATCTGGCGATTTATCCATATTTCCTGAAGCTATAGATAATTACGAAACACTGTATTTTACAAAAAATAACAGTGAAACCGTTTTAACACAAGCTGTAAATTACGGATCTGATCTAATTATTGTTGAAGATGCAACAAATTTTCCAGATAAAGGCGTATTAAGAATCAATTTACAAGAAAAATATGCAACTTTTCCAGAATATATTTATTATGAAAAAAGAACCAATCAAACATTTAATACTTTGATTCGTGGTTTTTGTGGATCAAGACAAACAAATTGGGCAGTTGGCGCACAAGTAATTGGTGGTGTTTTTGCTGATCATCACAACAGTATAAAAGATGCTATTATAAAAATAGAAAGTACTCTTGGCACTGAAGAAAATCCTAATACAGGTTCATTAAATGCCATTTTGAAAGAACAAGAAGTTAAGTTTTTATCTCCAAAACCTTTATTTAGAGCTTATCCTCTAAGTGGTGCAGCACCACTTACAGTTCATTTTCAAAATTTTACCAGTGTCGTTGCAAATAAATTCTTTTGGGATTTTGGTGATGGTGGTACAAGTCTACAAAAAAACCCAACACACACTTACATTAACCAAGGTGTGTTTGATGTAAAATTACGAATAATTACAAATTTAGGCGCTCAAGGAGTGGTTGTTAAAAAAGGATATATTACTGTATCAACCAATATACCAAAATTGTTCTTATATTCAACTCCAAGTGTTGGTTATTCTGTTCAAACAGCAAATAAACTGGGCATTGAGCCAACATCTTTTGAGCTAATCGATCAGTCTGGCGGAGATATAGTAGATAGATATTGGGTTTTTGAAGATGGTGGTAACCAAAGTCAAACCAATCCAAATATTCACTATACAACCCATCAATATCAACAAGCGGGACTTTATTCTCCGACATTGTTGATAACTTTGAGATCAAACAAAGTGAATAAAATTGTAGTTTCCAATCCATTAAGGGTGTTGTGATGTCAGAAGAACTAAACGATAATTTATACATTTTAAGAGCCAATGCTAACTGTAAGTTTCTTGCAGTTAGCTTAACTTCTGATATTGCTGTTATAAGCGATGATGGAAACGTATGGATTCAAACAACTAGCGGTGGTAGTGGTTGGACTTCTATTGCATATGGAAATGAAACATTTGTGGCGTTGGGAACCGGGGCATTAAGTGAATTAGCAGCTATAACTTATGATGGTATTAATTGGACAACAGTATGTCTGACAGGATCAATTAATTGGAGCAGCATAGCATATGGAAATGGAAAATTTGTTGCAGTTGCAAATAACTCAAAATATTATGCAACATCAGAAGATGGAATAACGTGGACTAGTCAATCATTTGCAACAACACCAAGCAGTCAAAAAATTTCTTATGTCAATGGTTTGTTTGTCATTTTTGGTGGCAATAAGATATCAACATCTATAGATGGAATTACTTGGATTAGTTATACAGTAACAGATGCCAATTATGGTGTTGCTTATGGCAACGGAATATATGTTGGATTTGATGGAGGTGGACCAAACGGATCTGTAATTACATCCAATGATAGTGTAAATTGGGTTACCAATACCATTGGTGGTTACACAAATTCCATCCAATGTGTTGCATATGGAAATGGCAAATTTGTTGCAATGGAGAGATCAGGAAGTTTTCAACCATCAAGAGCTTTGTATTCAACCAATGGATTTTCTTGGACGTTTGTAGATTTGAATTTAAACTATGATTGGTCTGATATTATATTTGCAAATGACAAATTTGTTGCCATAGCAAATTCTTCTGAAGTTTCTGCAAGTTCAGAAGATGGAATAACATGGACATATAACACTGTACCAGACTCTTATTGGACAAAATTAGTACATGGGTGTCTAAGTGATAATCCTCCCGAATTACCTGAACCATGTGTAACTCCAACACCTGCTAGTCCAGTATCTGGTCCAACAGCTACGCCTGTTTCAAATCCTATTGGCATAGCAAATGGATTCTTGGCTATTTCTTCAGGTTCTAATTTAGCAACCAGCGATGATGGTGTTGTTTGGTATGAACAAACAGCTCCAGCATCATTTGACTGGATTGCAGGTACATTTGGATTAGACAAGTATGTAATTGTTGCTCACGGGAAAAACTCATCTTATAGCTATGATGGTGCAAGCTGGACAATTTCAGACATGCCAGCAATAGTAGATTGGTGTGACGTAGCTTATGGTAATAATAAATTTGTTGCTATTTCAACTAATAACGATGTAATCGCAATATCTTCTGATGGAATAACATGGACAATTGGTTCAATGCCATCTATTTCAACTTGGACAACAATTAGCTATGTTAATAATCTATTTGTTGTTTTCGGCAATTCAATTGTTGCAACATCAACAGATGGCGAAAATTGGAATCAATACCCATCAACTTCAGCTTATTATGGCATTGCTTATGGAGAAGGAACATATGTTGGATTTAGTTCTAACAGACCAATAGGAACTTCCGTATATTCTTATGACGGAACAACTTGGGTTACAAAAGAAATTGGTGGTAGCACAAATTATATTAAATGTGTTGCTTATGGAAATGGTAAATTTGTTGGACTAGAAAGATCGGGAATAGCTATTCAGTCAAGGGTAATTTATTCTGATGATGGAATCAATTGGAATAAAGCTGATTTAACAGGAAATTTAGATTGGACAGCAATTACATTTGCTGAAGAAAAATTTGTGGCAGTTGCCAGAGCATCGTCAATATCAGCAATATCATCAGATGGTATAATTTGGGAACAAAAACCATTACCAGCTTATGCTGAATGGGTAGATGTGGTATATGGTTCAGTTTTTACACCTCCCGTACCTCCTGTAGAGGATAATAATTTTGTTTGGGGTTATGTAAATCATAAAGAATGTTTTTGTGATTGTTTTGTTGGAACTTCATCTGAATATGATCAATTTAGATCAAGTCTAACATCGTTCGGTGATGGGGTAATAAGAACATTTAGAACGTATGGTCTGGCTACACAAGAAAATATTGATATATGTTATGGAAATATTAATCCACCCAGTCCAGCGCCATCAGCAGCGCCATCAGCTGCACCATCAGCAGCACCATCAGCAGCACCATCAGCAGCACCATCAGCAGCACCATCAGTTAGTCCTAGTCAAAGTGGTTATTTTGCTGGAGGGCAGATTAGTGGAGGAGTTGTATCAACAACAGATAAGCTGGCATATTCAACAGACATTACTGCTGCTCAAACTTCTGCTAATTTAAGTCAAGCAAGATATGCACCAGCAGGTTGTTCAGGAGAAGGCACAAAAGGATATCTTGCTGGTGGAGCAACTGGATTGGCTGTTGCAGTAACGACATCCGATAAATTGACATATTCTACAGATATAACTATTGCTCAAATAAGTGCAAATCTGAGTCAAGCAAGATTTGTATTAGCTGGCATTTCAGAAGGATCTGTAAAAGGTTATTTTGCTGGAGGGTATAATGGCACACTACTTGATAGAGCAGATAAATTAATATATTCAACTGATACAACTGCTGCTCAAACAACAGCAAACACAAGCACAGTAAGAGATAGTTTAGCTGGATGTTCAGGAGAAGGAACAAAAGGATATTTTGCTGGTGGAAGTGTTGGTACGGTTGTCGCAACAGCAGACAAGTTAACATATTCAACCGACACAACTGCTGCTCAGACAAGTGCAAACCTTAGTCAAAGAAGATCTAATTTAGGTGGGTGTTATGGACAAGGAACGAAAGGATATTTTGCTGGAGGATTTACTGGAAGTTTTGTTGCAACGGCAGATAAGTTAACATATGCAACTGACACAACTGTTGCTCAAACAAGCGCAAATCTAAGTCAAGCAAGAAACATATTGGCTGGAATTTCAGAAGGGTTTACAAAAGGATATTTTGCTGGTGGACTTGTTGGAAGCATCAGCTCCACAACAACAGATAAATTAACATATGCAACTGACACAACTACTGCTCAGACAAGTGCTGATTTAAGTCAAGCAAGATATGGATTGGCAGGAGTTGAAAGCTATACCCCTAGTCCACCCAGTCCAGCACCATCAGCAGCACCATCAGCAGCGCCATCAGCAGCACCATCAGCAGCACCATCAGCAGCACCATCAGCAG